CCGCGGATCAATACCGATACAGGTGCGATCATAAGTCCTGCGGACGCTGGCGTTGCTTGGGTGGAGAGTGTAAGCGCCACGTGGTGGCGTGTGGTGTGCGCTGTGGCTAACAACGGCAGCGGGAATAACTCGTTAGAGATATTCTTATTCCCTGCTATAGATTCATACGGCGGACTTGGGAATATAACAGTGCAAGGCTCCGCTGTTGTATGGGGAGCAGAGGTGTTCAATTGGGGCGGTACCAACACCTCTTACATTCCGACAACCAGCGCGGAAGTGACGGTGACTGATTACAGTGTAACAGCAGAAGGTGTAGTATCTCTTGCTGCTGCTCCGTTATCGGGGGCCGCGTTGACGTGGTGGGGCAGTTTCTACAAACGGGTACGGTTCAAGACGGACCTGGGGGAGTTTAATAAGTTCATGAAGAACCTGTGGGAAGCGAAGAAGGTTAACCTGGTGACCGACAAATGATCTCAGCTTCGGGACCGCTGCTTACACTGTTGAACAGCACAACCCAGTACCACATGGCTGACCTGTATGAGTTGTCACTGGCCGGGGCTGGAGTGTCTTTGCGTTTGACTGACTATGATACAGACCTTCATTGGAACGGGAATGCCTACACGAGTATTCCGATGGAGGGTGGACGTATTCGCATCACCACCGGAGTAAGTGTGGATAAGATGTCGCTTACTCTATCCCCACCTAGCACGGTGCTGGTCAATGGGCGAACGCTGGTGCAGGCTGCGGTACTGGGTGAACTAGATGGCGCTCAGATCACGCGGCGCCGTATCTTTATGCCGACGCCTGGGGATACATCCATTACCCCGTTGGTTCGGTTCGTCGGGCGTGTGGCCGAGGTGCGCATTAACCGTATGCGTGTAAGCCTTGAGAGCAATGCCGACTTTGAACTACTCAACATGCAGATGCCCAGGGACATATACCAGGCCAAGTGTATCCACACGCTGTTTGATAGTGGGTGCGCTTTGGTGAAAGCGACCTTTGCGATCACCAGCACCGTGACCTCTGGCACTACGCAAAGCGCTATCAACTGCGGACTAGGGCAGGCTACTGGGTACTTTGATCTTGGCACTGTGGAGTTTACAAGCGGTGCACTGTCCGGCACCAAGCGCAGCGTCAAGAGTTACACCACAGGCCAGTTTGTATTGATCCGCCCGTTGCCTTCCATCCCTGCAAACGGGGATGGGTTCACCGCGCACCCAGGGTGCGATAAGCTCAAGGCCACCTGTACTGCCAAATTCAGCAACCTGGCTAACTTTCGTGGCTACCCATACATTCCATTGCCCGAGGCAGCATACTGATGGACGAAGCCGCATTGCGGGTTGCGATAGTATTGGGAGCGGAGTCCTGGCTCGGTACTCCATACCACGCACACGCGCGCATACGCGGGCGCGCGGGCGGGGTTGATTGCATCAATCTACTGGCCGAGGTATACGGCACACTGTTGTTGGTACCTCTTGATGCCTGCCCTAGTTACTACCCGGTAGACTGGCACCTGCACCACACTACGGAATTGTACCTTGATGGTGTTGCCAAGTATGCACGAGAATTTGATGGCCCGCCGCTTGCGGGGGATGTAGTGTTGTTCAAGACCGGGCGTGCGTTTGGACACGCTGCTATCGTGACTGACTGGCCGAATGGTATTCATGCGTCCAGTAAGGATAGAGTGGTAACACGTGCGGACTTGATGCAAGACTGGTTGACTGGGCGCGACAGGCGCTACTTCACTTTCTTCTAGGCACCCTATGTTCAATACGTCATCCACTACATCGACCACTGAAGAACGTCTGAGTACCGTTCGCCTTCAGACGTCCAGTTATGGGCGTCCCATACCTATGGTATATGGACGCACTAGGGTATCAGGCAACTTGCTTTGGTATGGGAATTTTATTGCCACCCCACACACGACCACGACTAGCAGTGGAGGCAAGGGCGGTCCTGGTGGCGTCACGCAGGAGCATACGTCTTTCACGTACTCAGCGGCTTTCATTTTTGGGCTAGGGCACGGACCGGCCACACTCATAAATCAGGTCTACAATAACAAGAGCAAAAACAGCCTTGCCGTTTACGGGTTCACTGCGTTCCTTGGAACCTATGCACAAAATGAGTGGGGGTTCATAAGCGGGTACGCGCCAAGTGAATCTCTTAGGTACAGGGGTGAAGTGTATGTGGCCGCGAGCGCTTTTCAATTAGGGGAACAATCCTCGTTGCCGAACCTGTCCTTTGATGTAACAGGCAAGCTGCCCTACGCTCAGGGCTCTATTGATGACGCGAACCCCAAGGACATGATCGTTGATTTCCTAACCGACCCCTATGCTGGAGCAGGATGGGGCGCAGGGCAAATAGCGGATTTGACCACGTATTCTAACTACTGTCGCGCTTACGGGTTGTTCCTTTCGGTGGAGGTGAAAGAACAACGGCCTGCCGCAGAATGGCTTGCTGAGTGGGCAGGCGCTACCAATACTCAAATAGTATGGAGCGAGGGCAAGCTGAAACTTGTCCCATACGGTGACAAGAACAAGACCGGGAATGGCGCTACCTATACCGCACCTGCGACTGCGGTGTACGCACTGACCGATGATGACTTCTTGGTAAGCGGCAAGAACACTCCACCGATAGAGGTCATGCGCAGGGCGTCCGCCGATGCTGTTAACCATGTGCGTGTGGAGTTCTTGGATCGCAGCAGGGATTACAATATCGACATTGAAGAGGCAAAAGACCAAGCCAATATCGAAGTGTATGGCCTGCGCCCGCTACAGACTATCAGTCTGCACTGCATTGCAGATCGTGCGGTTGCGAACACTGTAGCGAACCTTATCCTACAGCGCGCCCTTTACGTGCGCAATGAATACAAGTTCCGGCTCGGGTGGCGCTTTGTGCTGCTGGAGCCGGGTGACCTTCTTAGCGTTACCGATACTACGCAAGGCATCCTCACATGGCCTGTGCGTGTGGTGGAGGTAGAGGAAGATGAAGATGGCACGCTGACCATTCTGGCTGAGGATTACCCCGGTGAGGTTTCCAGCACTGCTACCTACGCGACGCAAACTCCATCGGGGTTCGTACCAAACTACAATGTGGCGCCTGGGAACGTTAATGCCCCGGTCATTTTCGAGCCCACCATTTCCCTGGCCGAAACCCCACAGATATGGATTGTCACTAGCGGGGGTGTGGATTGGGGTGGGGCCGATGTCTGGTTGTCGTTCGATAATGCCAACTACCGATTCCAGGGACGTATCTCAGGCAAGGGTAGGCATGGGGTGCTTTCTCAAATACTAGCCGCTCCTGGTGCTGAGCCTGATGTCACCAATACACTGCGCGTTGACCTTGCCCTAAGCACGGGGCAATTGATCTCAGGGTCTCAATCCGATGTAGACCAATTGCGCACGCTCTGTTGGGTCGAAGCCACAGGGACGAGTGATGGTGAATTGATTGCCTACCGCGATGCCGCTTTGGTAAGTGGTAATACCTATGACCTGACCTATCTGCGACGCGGCAAGTACGGATCGGTCGCACAGTCCCATGCTTCGGGTAAGCGGTTCGTTCGCTTAGATCAGGGTGTATTTGTCTTTGACTACACCGAAGCTGAGGTGGGCAGGACGGTATACATCAAGCTGCTTAGTTACAACGTCCACGGGCTCGCGCAGCAAACACTGGCCGACGTATCGGCGTATACCTACGTCATCCAGGGGCTGCCGATTGAGGCTCCTGGGTCATTGGTGTTAGCACAGCCTTTTGTCGATCAGTTCACGCGTATTAAGTGGGACTCGGTAGTCGGCGCTAAGTGGTATGAGGTAGAAGTATCCAGTACGAATGCTGGATACGGTAGCCCGGTAGTGGAGCGTACAGTTAAGACTACCGACCCCCGCTTCACGTATTCATACCAGGACGCGTATGCTGATGGCGGTCCGTTCCGCTATCTGCGCTTCCGCGTGCGCGCGATAGGGCCGGGTGCTGTTGGGGGGTACTCGTCGCTTAACGCTACTAACGCTCCGCCTGCTGCGCCTTCTGGACTGACCACGTCCGCTATCCCATCAGGTATTCACCTCGCGTATA